TGCACTCGGCCATTGTCTAGGCTGATGCCGTGCCCCGCCGCCCCGGAAAATATCGCATTATCAGCAATCGCAGATGAACCGTTCACGATCAACAAACCGTGGCCCTTCGCATTTTGGACCCCGGCACCGGGCAGAACCGTTGCTCGGGCGTGTTCGTACAGCAAAATTCCGGGGTAGTCGCCTGCTCCGGCGGCCCCCATCACAAACAACACCCCAATGTTAGGCAGAACCGCCCCCGACAGTCCCGAAAATGCGGGCTTGACCCCGGACCCAACCGGGTAATCGTCCACCAGCCCGGCGGTGTCAATAGTTGTCACCGGGTCGACTGCGGTAATCGTAATCCACCCCAAATCAACGCCCTTGACAGCGACTTGCTCGGCCATAACGAACCCGGACAATAATTTTACTGTGGCAGTAAATCCCCCGGCGATATAGGCGGGGTAGTATTTGGCTGACAGGTCTTCCAGGGCGGCATTGATTGTCGGGTAGTCCCCACCCGCCCCCACGGTGACGGTAATATCGGTTGTCCTTGGTGCAATCCCTGCCGCATCCCCGGCCACCAACACCCGCACCCAGTACGGGCTACCGTCGGTTGGTTGTTCGTCGACATTGTCCTGGGACGCCTGCCAGACCTTGCCTGCATGGACGCAGACCGCCCCGGTGTAGTATTCCTGGCCATCGTCCCATTCCGCCACCCCCATCTGGTGTAGGTAGGCCAGCAACTGTGATAACGTGTAGCCTAGGGCGTTGAAGTCCTGCATAGTAGGGGCATCATTTGGTCCGACAATGCCCCAACCCCGCAGCCATTCCGGGGTGATTTGGCTGTCTAGGTCGTCAGACTGGCTTTCCTGGCCGAATATGGTCCGCTCATTGGCCTGCGCTGCCCCTGCAAATGCTGCAAGGTTTTTTACTCTATCAATTTTCGCCATCATATCCTCCTAGAAGAACTTTCTCGCCCATGTCCCGACGCCAAACCCCTTGGCGTTCGGATTGCTGGAAAATCCAAAATAGCCGTCCTGCGCGGCCTGGATAACCTTATAGTACACCCCCTGGGGCCTCGCTAAAAGCCACAGGGCCAATAATAGTCGCAATTCCGACAAGGGCACGCTCGGATCAACATACAGTGTCAGGCTCATGTCGTAATTATCCACTACCCAGGCCCGGCCATCACTGGCAAGCTGGATCGCCCCCTGGATAGACAGATAATCCGGCGCTATCATTTTCGCCTTGACGTTGTTTATTGCGATTTTGGCCTTCAGGAAGCGGCGATACGATTCGTCACCTAGCGTTGTCCACCCGTATTTTGGTTCACCCCGGCGGTAGAACGGGGCCTGACCAAACCCCCGCGCTCCTGTGTGGCCACGGAAGCCGAAAAATTCGAGAATCTCAAATGTCTGAACCCGGCGATTTAATCCGCCAATCCGACCGATGATGTCCAGTTGCCTTCCAACGGCCTGGTCAACGTCGAAGGCGTCGGCGAGTCCCAGCAAAACATCAGCAATCGGTGCCAGGGTGCCCAGCCGGAGGGCAATATCGGCCCGGGCCTTGGGGCTGCGCCAGTATTGTTTGTTCAATAATTTTTCGTAACTCTTAATCATACCACCGTCACCGTCACGTGGTCGGGGGTCAGGCCGAGTATCTGGCCCCGAGCGATCGTTATCTCACCGTCTGTCCACGCCCCATAGGTTTTTATTTTCAAATTCGTCAAAACGTAATTGGACCCGACGGAATACGCCGGGCCGTAAAACTGGTTGGCCTGGACTGATTCCCCAATGTGGAATTTTCTTGCACAGATAGCGGCCTTGATTGCCTCGGCATCTACCTGATCATCGCCCCTTTTGGTCGCCGTGACCTGTAAATACAGGCACACCCCTTCCGGGCGGTCAAATTTGACGCTGTGATAAATCGGAAACGTTGTCCCGTCGGCCCGTGTCAGTGTCTCTGTGTAGATTTCCTCTTCGCCACCAACAACAACACATCCTGCCGTTCGGTCAACCGCGATAACCTGAGCTATTGCAGCCCTGTCCCCACCCAAAACAACCGGCCAAATTGAATGTGGAGGAAGCCCTCCTTGTGTGACGGGGAACGGATTCTCATACACGATCGCGTCCGTCACCCCTGGAAGGTCTAGCAGTTTGGCTGTCAGCCCTCCGATGGTGGAGTGTGACGGTTTTTGCACACTTTGCCATCGACGTTGCCGGAATTCCGGCTCGGTTTCGTCAGGGGAGCCGGCAAAGGCGGTCGGTGTTGGCTCGATGCCGACAACACCCAAAACCGGTGTCAATATCTCGAATGTAGCACCTGTCGATGTCGGGACACTGCCCCATTCCACCGACTGAAAAGTTACCGTGTGGGTACCTGGGGCCAATAGCTGGTTGGCTTGCGGTGTTTCCCATTTGTCACCGTCTGTCTCGACCGTGAAACCTGCTGGAAGGTCAACTTTTCGATTTGTCTCGACCTCCAATTCCCAAAGGGTTCGGCCTCCGGGCCTCGGTGTTATTCCTGCAAGTTTGGCAATCGATCGCAGGCCCTTTCCCGTGGCCAAATCCGGATCGAAGCTGTTGTAAACGAGTAATGCCAGCTCCTGTAAATCGTGCCGGGCCTTGGCCTCGATGCCGACCCGTTGTCCGTCCGGGGTATCCTGGGACAGTTGCAAATCGGCCCCGTAAATCTCCCGATAACCAGCTATCAGCTCGGCCAAGATATCTGTCAATTCGTCGATTTGAAGCCCGTTTTCATCTAATCTCATATTTCCACCGTCAAATTGTTTTCTGACCGGTAAGCGTCGATATAGGATAGCGAAATAGTGGCCTGTCTGCCGACCAATCGCATATCAAGCCCGGTCAACCGCACAACCCCAGGTGTACCCAGTGTCACCCGCTCGACCTCTCGCAATATCCGTTTTCGCGTTCCCCTGGCACCCAGTAACCGCAACCAATCAATCCCGGCCCCCATATCCAAAAACCAGTCGTTTTTGAACGACCGAATCCGGGTCTTGACGCACTGGGCCACGGCCCGCGAGCCGGTCAGGTGCTGACCCATTGTCCAGTCGTCGAATTTGTCGAGTCGCGAAACTCTCATTTATCCCCCCGTCGGTATCGGTATCGGTGCGCCGGTGTTGGCCCCAGGTGCTGTTGTCGGGTGCAGGTGATCTCCGAGGCTCACGCCTGTAACCGTCTTGCAATCGGCCCCTGTCACGTCACCGTCAGCCGATATGTCCCCATCTGCGCTAATCGAATCCTCGCAGACAATGGCCCCCGTTACCGTCAGTTTTCCGTCAATTTTCCAATCCCCGACCGCATCGACCGCCCCTTCGATCCGAATAATCGACGGCAGGGAGATAGCTGCTTGTAGGGGATTTACCCCGACGATAGCGAAACCGTCGCTGTAGTCGTGCATCCGCATCTCTGCCGGTGGTTGCTCGTCTTTGCCTTGATACCACCTATCAAAACAGCGTTCGGTGAATATCAGTAGGCAGTAATCATCGACTGCCACCGGAAGGGCGACGTATGACCCGCCGCCTTGTAATGTCACTGGGGGAACTTCAATAAATACGGGCAGCTTGACAGATTCGCCGTCCACGACCCGATTAATCACCGGCTGCACGTCAACGGTCGTTTCGTTGACCTGAACGACCCGGGCAACCGTCGCAGTGTGCAGGTTGCCCAGCATTTCTCGAAGTGCGTCTTGCATTACCTGGTATAGCGAATCAGCCACGGGGCACCTCGTAATTAGGGGCCCTGATGCAGGTGCATTGCTGCGACCAATCGTCGCCGTCGGTGTCGCCGGATATCGTGATGTCCCGGACCTTGTAAATCCCGTCTAGATAGTGGGTAAAAACCGTCTCCAACTTGACCAAACCCCCTAATTTAATTGCCGGATTTAGCATCGTGACAAAGGTCAACTCGTTTTTGTCGGCCTCGGGAGTGCCAATCAAGCCCGTCTCGGCACTCACGACCGGGGCGTATCCCTCCCGGACGTCATATTTACCCAGGACAAAAGCCTGCTCATTGTCAATAAAAAATTCCTGTCCAGGGCCCAGGACCGAACCAAATAACTGGGCCGTGGATCCGACCAGCACCCTGGGACGGGAAAGTTCTGGCGTTTCGGCGACGACCCCTTTTGTGACCTCTGGCAACCCGGCCAAAAGGGCCTTGACCGCCTCACCCTTGTCTTTGACGGTCTGCGACACAAACCCTTGCAGCAGGGCCTTACCGCCGTCCAAGACAAGCATTTTTGTCACGAAATCAGCCCCTTCCCGGAGGGTCTTTGCAATAATCACATTACCACGGAATATCACATCAAGGTCATCGCCGTAGCCAACGGCCAATTCCGCCGGGGTGTAGTCGCGGTCAAGCTCGCTCTTGTAGGGTGGGTCCAGTAGGTTATACAGTGAAATGTCGAGCTGGTTGGCCTCGGATTTCATTGTTTTTTGCACGGAAAACACACAACTTATCGGGGGCTCGATGATTTTGGCCGTCGAGCCCTGCCCGAAAGTGAAGCGGTAATTCCTGCCAAATCTCACGGTCTGACCTCCGTTCCCCGAAGTAAGGCCGTCGTCTCCGGCGTTATAAAGTACAACTGGCAGCGGCCCGTTTTGAAATCATCTATCCGGTACGGGTCAACTCCCCCGGATTCCAGGCAAAAAAACGCAAAAGGCCAGTTGGTACCCATTATCAACGGTAATCCAGCAGCGATACGGTAGCCCTGGATGGTTTTGTCGTTCCAGGTCAAATCAAAAAACCACGATTGGACCGCCGGGCGGTAGGCCAGTTCCAGGGTGCAATCACCGACCGACGTTATCAGAGTATGCCGCTGTCTGGGGCTGTTTGTGATGTTGGTGACCCGGATCATCCTAACCCCCCATCAACGACCCAAGCAATGACCGGGCCTGTTTTTTGTTGTCCTCACTGGCACCCTGCACATCCTGTACCCCCTGATCTGTCCGTTTGGCCGTCTGTTTTTTGGCCGGTTTCGACGGGGCCTTATAAAATTCCTCGATGCCAACGACCTTTGTAACGGCCATCCTGACCTGTTTCAAGTCTATCTCAAAACGGATCACCTGTGACTTATTGTCACGGTTCAGGGAAAGGCTGGTGATCGCCATATTATCGATAACACCGTTGATCCCCTCGACAGATATTAGTTGGCGGCCGTTGTACACGGACTGGATAAAATCCAGGAATTGTTGACGAATCGGCTTTGTTTGCAATCCCTCGGTGGCCCGAAAGGCGTCTTTGGCCTGCTCGTGTTTCACTGCCCGGTAAATCCCGTCGATTTTTGCCATCCGCATCAATTCGGCCTGGGTTTTATCCGCGTAAAAGTCGGCAATCTCGCCAACTAGGTCATCTTCGGGCTCCTCGGTGACATCGACCGGCGGGGCGTCAACGAAAATATCGGAGACAACACCCGAAATCGTGTAACGCAGTGGTTCCCGGATTATGTCGTCGCTGGCAACGGTCCCATCCTCCAACACTTTGTCGGGGACAGAGGCGGTCAGGGTGGTAGTATCAGACACGTGGGCGTAGAGGTTGAAGCCCCCGATACCCAGGACCGTTTGTTCGCCCTCTTCGTATGTCTGTTGCCTACCGTAGGTCATACCCCACCCCTCGCCGCCATCATTTGGGCCTGTTGGAGTTGATCCTGTAGCCCCCGTTGCACCGCCCGTCCGGCGGCCTCGGGCTGGTCGGTTCTGATCTCGATGGACACGTCTTGTTTGATCTCCGTCTGGCTGACCCGGGAAACCCCAGGGGCTTCGGAGACTGGCAGTACCCCGAAATCAGCAGGGGACACATCAGGCAATCCCTGGATGGTCTCGGGCGTAATCGACTTGTCACCGCCCAACAATTTGACTGCCCAGTCTGGCAAAACCGCCCGGGCCGCATCCATTATCAGGTGACCCAACCCCGAAAACATCGCCTTGATTCCTGCCCAGAGGCCCTTGAATATCGCCTTGATTCCTGCCCAGAGGCCCTTGAATAATTCGCCGATGTAGGTCACTGCATTTTTGGCCATATCTTTCAGGGCTTCCCATGTCCCTTCAAAGTTGCCGGTGAACAGATTTATAATAACGTCAATAAATGACGTCCATATCCCGACAAGTGCATCGATGGCCTTCCCGAACGAGTCAGGCAGTAGCATTTTGAGAAAATTACCAACCGCCGTAAAAACCACCTTGACGAACTTGCCCAGGCCAGAGAGCAGCGATTTGACGTAGTTGATGGCATTATCGAACGCCTTCTTGAAAAATTCCTTTGCAGCGGTGGTGTCACCCCGGAATAAGGCCATGACGCCCTGGAAAACATTGATGAAATACCCAAACACTGCACCAATGGCCCGACCAATGTCAATTACCGCCGGAATAACCGCTTTAGCAAACTCGATTATCGGTGGCAACAGGGCCTTCCCGAAGGCCACGATTCCAGCGAATAAATCCTTGACGAACTGGACCGTGCCTTGAAGGATTGGCCGGATATCGATCCCGAACGAGTCAAAAAACTTGGCTATGACCGATTCGCCGCCCTGGGCAGCGACTATCAAATCATCGATTATCAAGACAACCGCCGCAATCGCCGCAGCAGTCAGCAACATTGGGGCAAATGACACGGCCCAGGCCGCACCCAGGGCAACGATGATCGGCATCAGGCGCTTGATGGCCCCGACAGCAGATTCCATGACCGGGCCAATTTTCCGCAGCCCCTTATTTAACCAACTGTCTTGATCTTGGATCAGCCCCTTTATCGATGCTTGAAAATCGTCCAGGATCGGAATCATCGAGATAGCCACCCGTTGGCCCAGCACTCCTATGCCGTGCCGCAGATTACCCAGGGCCGTCGATAAATCGTTGGACCGATCGGCTTGATCCTGTGTGATTACGCCCCACTGTTCGGCGTCGGCCATCAGGCGTTCCAGCCCTTCGGCACCATCCTCAAGCATATTGAGTACGGACTTATCGATCCCGAGCTGGTGCGCCAGGGCAACCCTTTTGGACGGGGCCATGTTCCGGGATTTGTCGGCGAATTCTTTGAGGATGTCCACGGTTGGCCGTATTTCACCCTGCGCGTCGGTTATTTGCAAACCCAGGGCCTCGATGGCCAACTTGGCCCGACCTGCCCCGGTTGCGGCAAATTGGCCGAGTCGTTGGTTTAACCCTGCTATTGACGCATCAAGGGCCTCGACAGTTCCCCCGTCCTGTGTGGCCGCAAATCGTAGTTTTTGCAGGGCCTCGACACCCACCCCCTGGGCCCTGGCAAAGTTTCGCATTGCAGCGACACCATCCAGCTGTTTGGATGCCCAGACTGCGG